CCACCAACAAGCCCAGTAGGCTACACCAACCCTGCAACTGGCAACACATGGGCCGATGATTTAATGTCTGGCAATGCCGAAATGTAATTAAGGAATAAATCATGGTCACTTCAGTAGCTCCACCATTAGGTATCGGCACAGATCCCGAAGCGCTTGCTAAGTACACGCAGGCAATAGACGCACAACTCGCAGCGCTTACAAACCGTAGTGGCAATATACCTTGGTTCAAGATCTCCGCGGCCTTGGCTGACCCCGGTCGCACGGGCTCTGCTGCGGAGGGTTTTGGTCGCGCAATGGGTGTTATTGGTCAGCAGCAAGAGGAAGAACAAAAGAACGCACTTCCAATCGCACAGATGCGTGCGCATTTGGTTGGGCAGAAGTACGAGCTTGGCAATAAAACTCAGGCCTACAACATGCTTGCAAACGTCATGGGCTTTAAAAATCCAACCGAAGCCAGCAACGCCTTAAGATCAGGAGAGGGAATAATTGGTCTGGGCGGTAAGTTTACGCCTGAGTTATTTACAGTCATGTCGTTGCTTGACCCGAAGATTGCTGAGACTGTAAAAAATGCAGCTAGTATGGACACCGATAGACGAAAACTTATCATTGAGGGGCTTAGAGCTGGCGTAGATATTGCAAAATTACAAAGAGACTACGGCGGTCCTGCCGTTGCAAATGCGCTTTCTTTTGCGGGCGTAAGCCGGCCCTCGCTAACAGGCACGCAAGCACCTGCAGCTAACCCAGTCTTAAATGTCGGTCCTGCAAGACCAGAAGAACCGTTGCCTGCCGGCGCTGTGCCAATGGGTACGCCTACTGGTAAAACACCTGAAGAGTTAGCTGAAGAAAAAGGACGAGATGATACTCCTCCAGCAGGCTCTAAAAGCGGCGCAATAGTGCCTCCACCTGCAGACGACGCCCTTGTTGAGTTTGGCTATAGACAATTATCTAACGGGACTTATCAATCTCGTTTTAACAACAATATTTTTAAACCCGCGCCGGGTGCTTCGGACAAAGAAATACAAGACCAGATTGCTAAGCTAACTGAATCACAACAGAGTATTTACAAAGCTAATTTAGAAGCTCTAGACAAACCTTACTTAGAAGAAACAGCCAAACTTAAAAGTTTTGACAACGTAAAGACTGTTCAAAACTTAAATCGCACCGACGGCATTTTAAAAATATTAACCGCAAATTACAGGTTTATTGCAAAACGCAAAAGACAACGATAGCTTTCAGCGCATGTTAAACGGCTTTCTTGCAAGCGCTCAGGAAGGTATAAGGTTAGGCAATTTTGGGTCAATATCCATACCTGTTGAAAAATATTTACAGACTGCTAATTTAACCAAAAATCAGCGTCTTGCTGTGACAGAGCTGACAAGATTGATTGGGCAAGAGTTCTTAGCGTCAATGGGCACTAATCGCGGTTTGTTAGGCGTCAACCCGACGGATAATGATGCGCGACTGTTTCAAGCAGCACAGGCTGGCACACCAAACCTTGCGGCAAACATTTACTCATGGGCGCAAGGCCGTGCGGCTGAGTACGAAGTCATGAACGATATATTTAAAGGCCATCAGCAGTACGAGACAAAAACAGGACGAGGCAAAGACCCTAGCGGATTCTTTAGACAACCTGCTGGTGCGTATTACGAAGCGACGCAAAAGTATTCAAAGTTGTTGGATACAATCATGCAAAACTCATCGGGGTTTAGATAATGGCAAAATTTGATCGATACGCCCCCTTTGAGGGCAGTGCACCCGCTGCGTCTGACGCTAAACCTGCTAACCGATACGCGCCCTTTACCCCAACAGCCACAAGCTCGGCTGCAGCGCCTGAAGAGGGCTCTGATGTAAACCCCGCAGCAATTGCGGCGGGTGCTGCGGTTGGGTACGGGGCTAATAAACTTTTTCCGATTGATCCAATTGACTTGCAAGCTGAAAAGCGTGCGGCAAGTCTAAAAGCCGAGCTGTCTGGACTGCGTGCGCAAGGCCGTGTTGCATCACAGCAATTAGAGGGTTCTCGTGCGCCTTTTGTGGCGGCTCAAGGTGCGACCGAAGCTGCTCAAATGGAGCTGGCGCGTAACCGTATGCTGATGGAACTTGTTACGCAACGAGCTATGCAATTAGGCGTTGATCCTCTTGATTTTGTAAAAAGTCCAGAATTATTTGCAAAAGCTATGTCTCCAGAAGCAGGCTTTGCCGGTAAAAATTGGGTTAAAGCTCAGTACGGAAATGTCAATCCAATTTTAGAAAATAGATTGGTAGGCACGGGCGGCGCCAAGGAAATGGTAGAGAATTTTATGGCAACAAAGCCAAGAGCTGATGCTGCAGTAGGTCCTAGCACTCAAGCGGAAAGTGGTATTCTTCGCCCTGCGGGCAGAAGTCCTGAAGGCGGGCGAGCTGGCGTAATGGTTGGCAATATTGACAAGACTTTGCAAGAAGCTATCATTGCTCGTGATGCCGCTCAAGCTGCTGAGCAAGCTGCAAAAGCGGGTATTGATCCTAAGTTAGCGCCAGCAATAGGCAGATTAGAACGACAATTTGCGGGCTCAAAAGCTGAAATGTTAGCAGCTCAAAAAGCTGTGCCAAGTGCTGCAGAAAAAATTGCTAGCTTGGTGTCTGGCCCTAAAGTTGGCGCAGGCTTAGGCGCGCTCTCGGCGTACAAGTTGCCTCAGGCGTATGAAGAGTACATGAAAGGCAACTACAGGGACGCTCTTTTACACGGATTAGAAGGCGTAAGTGGGGGTTTGATGCTGGTGCCCCACCCGCTGGTTAAAGCTGCGGGCGTGGCGGCAATGGCACCCGCTCTAGCTTACGAGTATGGACCATTGGCGTATGACGCACTTAAAAAGGGCTTCAATTATTTTAACCCCAATAAATAATTTCTCCCCCACAACCGTTCAGGGTTGTTTGCCCGCCTAAGCAGCGGGTTTTTCTTGTGTAATGCGCGCCTGCTCCCACGCCTCTAGCCAGATGCTGTAGGGGTCCTCGAGCAGGTCCCGTGCGTTGGCGTCGTCGAGCAGTTTGAGCCAGTCCTCGTATGCCTGTTCACATTCGTTCAAGGTATTTCTCCAGTTTGTTAAATTTATCGTTGCTCGGCTCGTACTTGCCCAAGAACCACGCGTACACCGCGGTGCGTGACACCTCCAAGTGGTCGGCAATATCCACGATGCTCACGTCATGCTCGATGGCCTTCATGGCCAAGCGTGTGAACGGCGTGAATGGCGTCTGATTGATCTGCTTAATCAGTGATAGCGAGTAGCCTGCCATCACATCCTCGCCTGTTCGTCGATCATCTTTTGCGCCATCTCGTTGGCCAACTGCGGGATCAAATCCCACGGCACCTTGGCGGCCGTTATGAGCGCCTGCATCGCCAAGCCGGCGTACAGTTTGAACAGCTCGTCGTCATTCATCGTTCACCTCAATCAGTTTTTGTAGGTAGTGCTGCGCCTTCTTCAGGTCCTGCACGCCGCCCTTGTCCTTCCACCGGCTGACGTACTTCACGATGTTGCCCTCGAGGTAGCCGAGGTTGTTGGCGATGATGAAATCCCACGGCTGTATGGCCTTGGTGGCGTAGTGCGCGCCGCCGACTTGTTGCTCGTTAGCGCGTATGGCTGTGCCTACTTGTAAAATGTGCTGTTGCTGTACCTCGTCTAGGTACTGCTTAATTTTGTCGTGGTTCATATTGGGTTCCTTATCCATGCCGCTGCTTCGTTAGCCTATTGCGAATCTGGGTTGCAAGTTGCTCAAGTGCCACGTCAAGCACCATCGGCACGTCTACGCCCTCAAGACCTTTGCGCATCGCGTCAACAATCTTGGCGCACTCTTCACGCTCAATCGCAATCGCGGTCTTAGTCGTGTCGATCGCGATCTGCATGATCTCGGCGCGGGCAACTGCGAGGGCGTTATCAAACTCTTCCTGCGTGAACAACGTCGCGCCAGTGCCGCGGGCAAAGAACTTCTTCTGAAAATCGGTTAGTTCTTTCATTTATATAGCCACTTTAAGTAGATTATAAATACGCACCATGCGCCGTACCACCACAGCACCCACTCTGGCAGGTCAGCGGGGATGTTCATGGCCTGCGCAACGAGTCGGCAAAGTTTACAAGCTCAATCATGCCCTCGTGCGACATCAGCCCTACCCAGTCGTTGCCCTCTTTTTTAAAGGAGATGTCTATTAAGTGGGTGCCCTCGGTTGCATAGATGGGCAAAAGAATATGTTTGGTTTTATTGTCATGCCACGCTATCTTTGACTTTATGATCAGCTCTTGCTCAGTCATTCTTCCACCCCATCGATCCAGTTATCAAGTTTGTCGTGCATCTCTTTGCGACGAGCCTCGGCAATAGTCATGTCTTTGCCCTTGACGATTACCTCTATTGTGTTTGCCATCTCTGCTTCAAACTGCTCACCCTTTTTAAACATAATTTCATTGGGCGTTGTGCCAATTGTAAAAACCATACCTTTTAGATTGATTGCTGATTCGACTTTCATTTCATTCCTTTGGTTAACTCGTCATAGTGTTCGTACTCGTACAGGTACTGCAAAGCAGTCACTTGATTGCCTAGTTTTTTAAAGTGTTCGTGCATCGTCATGCAATCTTCTTTTGTGCGTAGCTGCCACTTGAGTTTTGGTTGGTACTTTAACTCACGCACAGACAGCTCAATCGGCGTACCGCAAACGCCCTCGTTCCATGCCTGAAACATGCCGTCACGCTTCTGGTTGATTGTCAGATCGCCGTAGTTGCTGTGCTTGAGCAACTTACCCAACTCAGTAGAACCTGCCGTAAATTTAGACTGCGACGGGTCATTAGGCGGCACGATGGTGTAGGTGTAGGGTAGCTTAGCCATTTTTATCCTTAATCGGTTGCATGGACTTGCGTAGATGCTCGTTCATGCGGTTGTGAGTGTCAATAATTTTTTGCAGTTGCTCGGCTGTGTACCAACCTTGTTCAAGCCAGTACTTGCCTGTGCGGTACGTCTTGTATTCATCCACCGTTTTTCTCCTTTAAAAGTTGTTCCACTTTTTTAATATCAACCAACCCACCACGCCCACAATCAAGTATGCCCTTGATCTCTTCATCAGTCAGCCCTTGCCACGGTTTGGGTATCCAATACTCGCTCGTCTTATAGATAACCTTTGTGGGGTCTGTCGGGTGCGGTTTAAACGGCATTGTTCTTCTCCTTAAGAATTTGTTCAATATTTTTGCAAAGTTTAAACCCGTCAAATTTTAATTCTTTGCCGTTTTTGTATTCATTCCAACTGTTCTTTTGAGCCTCAATGCAGTCATCATCCGTCAGCCCGACCCATTCACGCTTGGGTGGTGCGGTGTAGAGTGGTATCACCCAATTTGCATATTTTTTTGCATACTTTTCATCGCTGCAATTGAGGTATTTGTCACGATACGTTTCGTTATTCTCATAACTTCTAAAATCGTAGTTGCCCTCCCCATCAAAAGTAGCCCAAGCTAAAGGCTCTTGCTCAGGCTGATGCAACGTCACCATGCCCTTACCTTTTGGTTCTAGCCCTCGGGTAATGTTTGTATCTGCACCTGCGTCAGTTAATTGAAATGGTGGCTCAGGCTGTGCGAGTGCTTGGCGTAGGGCGGTCATGTCTTGCCAGTCTTTAACTTTCGCATCGTCTAATGACAGCCCCCGCATAATTGCAAATTCCTCAATAACTTTTACGGCTGGAGATGCCTCATCAACCGATGACAACACAAGGCGTTTTGGGCGGGAAGTAAGCCAACCCATGAAGTCAAACAGGACACCTGCAATAACGGCGTGTGTCACAGGCTCTTGCTCAGGCTGTGCGAGTGCTTGGCGTAGTGCGTCACTGCTTGCAATAGGGCGTGTTATTGTCCTTGTTATGCAGTATTCTTCCAACGCCTCCAACGCCAACTTCATTGCTTCACGGTCAGTCATGTGTTCTTCTCCTTGAGTTTGGAAAGTTAATTGTTACTTGTTTCATATCGCCCACCTCGGTGTCATAAATGATGCGTGTTGTCGAGCCTTGGCTCTGCGTGTTGCCTTGCGCTGTTTAAACGGCATCAGGTGCTTCTTGTGCTTGCTGCGAATGATAAACAATGCTTTACGCAACATACTAGGTCGAACAACCAAACTCGTTGGACGAATTGCAATGCACTCATGCCTGTCGTCAATTGCATCCCACAAAGATGTAATTGCTTTTTCAAGTGATTCAGATGTGAGGTCAGTCATAGCACCTCCGCTGATTTCAGCTTGCCTGTTTCACCGTCAAAGGTTAAGCGGAATTCTCCCATGTGAAGCATCCCATAATCTCGTTGACGCCACAAATCAGTAACTACAATACGGTCAGGTTTTGGTTCAGGCTTGATGCGGTACACAGTTTCAATACTCCACGCCGGAGTGCCTGATATAGAACACCAATTCCCATCTATGCCTAGCCATTCAATCTCAGCCCCGTCAGCCCACGCAACAATCATGTCGTAATGTTTATGCTTCATTTCACCCTCCCAAGTTTCTCATTCAGCACATCAAACTGCGCTTGCGTAATTGTGTACCAAGGACTGCGACCACCCTCTTTAAACGCCGCATCCCATATACGCTTGGCATCTTTCTTGCGAACGTCATCACGCAATTTAATAAACCACGGCAGCTCATCATCTTCAATCTTCCACCATGCCTCAAACGCATCGTCACGTTCTTTTCTCATTTCACACCCCCGCTCATCGCACGGTCCACCTCATCGTTCATCTGCGCCTCGGTCACCATGAACAACTGCGAGGTGTACTTGTTAAGCCAGCGGTAGCGTGCAGCATCCCTGCGTAGGCGGTCAATCTCATCTGCCTGTGCCTTGATGTGATGCTCAAGCTGATCAAGCAGTGTTTGTAGTTCGCGGGCTTCTTTCATGGCATCTCCGTAAGATTTCAATCGCGGCCGCAACATCAACGTCATGCCCCGTCTGCAGTGCCGACCATGCCGCGCGGATTTGTGAGCGCAGACGCACGATCTCGGCCGCGTAGTCGTGCAGGTTCTCGTGCAGCACCTTGATCGACTTCTCCTGATCGCGAATCAGCGCCGCGGCCTCGGCCTGCTCTTGGTGGGTCATGAAGAACCCGTGATCCAAGTTTCTCAGTATTTTTTCAGGTGTCATTGCAGCCTCATGAACTCAATGACGTTGTTCTTAATGGTGCTTATAACCGAGCCGTTGCCCCACATCTTGCACCCACGCGACACGGCCGCCGATCGCAGCGCCTCGGCTTCAAATTTGCCGGGTTCAAGCAAAAACACGTCACCAACCTTCATCCCGTCAAAGTCCCTGCCGGTTAAAAAAGCGCTGTACGTACCGTAGGGCACCGTCATCTGACGCTTCTTACGCTCGCGCGGTGCAACCACCTCAAGCGCGCCCACATTGATGA